ATTGATAAACTCGAAAAGGAATTGGCAAAGGTTAAAAAGCATTTATCAATTTTAGAAGAAATCAAATTTGTATTATCGGAAGAAGGGGTAAAGACACACATTATTAAAAAATTATTATCTCTTTTTAATCAGAAAATTAATTTTTATCTAAAAACTATGGATGCACCATGCACATGTGAATTCGATGAAACATTTGAAGAGAAAATTGTTAATACGACAGGAAAGGAATGTTCATATTTCAACTTTAGTGGTGGAGAAAGAAAGAGAATCGATATTTCTATACTGTTTGCATTTCAAGATTTGTTAAGATTGTATTCTGGCACATCATTTTCTATAAGCATATATGATGAACTATTCGATTCTGCTATAGATGAATCGGGAATCGATAAAATAATGAATATTTTGAAGAAGAGAGTTGAAGATTATAATGAAAGCATTTACATAGTATCACATAATAAATCTTCTATTAGAAATAACTTTGATAATATACTAGAATTGGAAAAAAATGATGGAAAAACCGTTTTAAAAATTTGACATAGCTCATATAAAATATAAATTATAGTATGGTATCAATACCCGATGATAAATGCTCTGGATACGGTTTAATAGATTTATTAAAACCCAAAAATCAAAAAATAACAGGAATAGAAATAGGAAGCGATAAAGGAAATACTACTAGTTTTTTATTAAAAACTTTACAAAACTTGTTTATTTATTGTGTTGATCCTTATGAAAACTACATAGATTGGAATAGTAATCAATTATATGAAAGAGAATCGACATTTCAAAATTTTATAAATAGAATGACTGATTATAGTGATAGATATAAATTATACAGAAATAAATCCGATGATGCTTTTAAATTTTTTGAAAAAAAATCTGTTGATTTTATTTTTATAGATGGTCTTCATACATATGAACAAGTTAAAAATGATTGTCAAAATTACTATTCAATTTTAAAGGATGGTGGTATTTTTTCTGGACATGACTATAATACAATTTTAGAAGTAAAAAATGCAGTAAATGAATTTGCAAAAAGCGTAAACAAAAAACAAATATTTTTAACTGATTTTGATGTTTGGTATTTTTATAAATAAAAATTTGATAATTAATATATTTGTGTTATATATAATATATGGCATTAAAATTTAAAAACGCACCAGAAAATAATAACAATGTGGTATATGAATACCAACCATTCAAAGGAGGTTTACCCGCCATGCCAATGGGAACTCCTGTTGGTATGCCCACCTACTCATATGTAGGTTATAAGCCTGTTAGAATACCTTCTGCTCCTCCTATTGAAATGCCAGAAAGCAATCTACCAAGAGCCTTGAATTACTATGCTGATTATGGTGGTTGTGGATTTTGGAGAATGATATGGCCCGAATATGTTTTAAATGGATATCAAAAGGCTTGTATTTCTGGAATGACACAGATGATATTAGATTTGCGTTTTTATGGTTCATTAAAATCCATAAGAATGCAAAGACAGGCAACTCCTGCGCAAAACTCTTTTATAAAAGAACTGCATAAAGTTAAATCTCAAACCGGATATAGATTAATATACGAAATTGATGATATAGTATTTAAAGACGATATTCCCGATTATAATAGATGCAAAGATGCATTTGTTGATGAAAACATAGTAAAGAGTATTATGGAAATTATGGGAATGATGGATGAGATTACCGTTACCTGTAAATACATGAAGGAATACTATATTTCTAAAACTGGAAATAAAAATGTTACAGTCATTCCCAACTATCCTCCAAAATTTTGGTTAGATAAATTCCATAATAGAGAAAGATTACAAAAAACATACGAACAAAATAAGAAAAGACCTAGAATTTTATATTCTGGATCGGGAACACACATCGATGTATTGAATAAAACAGGACTCAATGACGATTTCAAGCATGTTACCGATGCTATCATTAAAGCAAGAAAGAAATTTAAATTTGTTTGGAAGGGTTGTTATCCATTAGTAATGAAACCATTTATTGATAATGGTGAAATGGAATATATTGATTGGTCGCCTCTATTGGAGTATCCACAAGGATTATATGATGCTAATTGTAATGCGGTCTTTGCTTCGTTACAAGATAATGTGTTTAATAAATCCAAGAGTAACATTAAAATGATAGAATCGGGAGGATTAGGACTACCCGGTGCGTTTCAAGACTTGTGTACATACGAAGAAGCAGACTTCAAATTTAAATCCGGTGATGATTTAATAAATCAGTTAGAACATTTAACTTCTGACTTTGATCGTTACATGAAATATTCCGATAAATCTAGAAAATTCGTAGAAGGATTGTGGTTAGAGGATCATATATTAAAATACGAAGCATTGTATTTTACTGCGTGGGGATCAAAGGAAAGAAACATACTTTGTCCAGATTTAATAAAATTAAATCCCGATCAAAAGATATAAATTTCTTGATTTTTATTCCAAAAACATTAATATAATCTCATGGGTTATCGCAATGTTTATTATAATGCCAAGGATGAATGTGTTCATCTTTGGACATGGGACGAAAATGGCAATAGAATCAAAACCGAAAGTAGTTTTGAGCCATTTTTATTAGTAGAATCACCAGATGGTGTAGATGGCGTATCGGTATTTGATACAAAATTGAAAAAAATAAAGTTCAAGAATCAATTTGAAAGAAGTAAATTTTTAAATAGTACTACTATAACCAGAATATTTCATAATTTGAATGCGGAACAGCAATTCTTATTAGAAACATTTAAAAAAGATTCTGAAAAAGAAGATTTTAGCAAAAACAAGTTAAAGATTTTCTATATAGATATCGAGACATATGGTAGAGATGGGTTTTCTACACCAGAAGAGGCTAGAGATCCAATAAATCTTATTACAATATATGATTCTATATCAGAACACTATTATACATGGGGTACTGGTGGATCATATACGTCTAAAAATTCAAATGAAACATACGTCAAGTGTTCAAATGAAGAAATTTTACTAAAAAAGTTTTTAGATTTTTGGGAATCGGATTATCCTGATGTTGTTAGTGGATGGAATATTTGTGGATATGATATTACATATATTATAAATCGTTTGGCTATTATATTCGATGATCAAGAGGCAAAACGATTGTCACCCGTGTCTAAATTGAGATTTGTTGAGAACCTGTCTCTAAACAAAATGGGAAAACGAATGGATAGATGGTATATATGCGGAATAAGCATTCTGGACTATATGGAAGTATATAAAACATTCTCTTTGGGTGACAGAGAATCATATAGTTTAAATTATATTTCTGATTATGAACTAGGTGATTCGAAAATTGCTTATGTTGCATCGTCTTTAGCCGATTTGGCGGATAATGATTGGAACACATTCGTTGATTATAATATTCAAGACGTAAAACTTCTAATTAAACTGGAAGACAAGTTAAAATTTTTGAAATTGGTAAGAAATCTTTCATATAGAGGATTCATACCATTTGAAAAATCAATGGGAAAGGTTTCTCTTATCACCGGAGCAGTTGCAAATCAAGCACAGAAGCAGGGTGTGTATATACCGACCTTTAATATTGAAAATGTTAAACAGAAATTTGCGGGTGGGTTTGTAATGGAACCCAAACCGGGTCTGTACGAGGATGTCGTAACATACGATGCAAACAGTCTATACCCAAACACCATTATCACATTAAACATTTCACCAGAAACTAAAATTGGAAAAATTGTTAAGATTGATGATGAAAAATACACATTAAAATTATCTAATAATAAAAATGTAGTTTTGGAGAAAGAAAAATTTGATAAATTGGTGCAGAAAGAAAAATTATCAATATCAGAAGCTAATGTTTTATATACACAAAAGATCAAAGGTGTTGTTCCTAACTTGATTGATGGTTTATATCAAGAAAGAGTTGCAGCAAAAAACAAAATGGGTGATGCTGCTAAAAAGTTGAGTCTTACTAATGATAGTAAAGAGATAGAAAGATTAAAAGAAGAAATAAACGACAATGATACATTGTCTAACGTGTATAAAGTAATCTTGAATTCCATATATGGCGTATTTTCACAAATATATTCTCCTCTTTTCGATATTGATCATGCAGAAAGTGTAACATTGACTGGTCAATCGGTTGTAAAAAAAGGTTCAGAGATAGTTTATGAATATTTAAAAACCAAAGGGTTTGATGGAGGATTAGAAGACGTTTGTGTATATCAAGACACCGATAGTGAGTTCTTTTCATTTAAAAAATTCTTTGATAAGAATGGTGTATCATTAAAAGATGAAACTGGAAACATTTCTAAAGAAGCACATTCATTGATCGAAGAATTTGGAAAAGTTTTGAATGTAAAAATTAATGAATGGGCGGCTAATAAATTTAATTCTATAGATACTAGATATTTCTTCAAAAGAGAAAAAATATGTGATGTTGCTGTTTTGCAAAAAAAGAAATACTACATATTACACATATTGGATAGTGAAGGCACAAAGGTTGATAAGTTTTTATACAAGGGAATTGAGGTTGCAAAATCTATTCTATCCAAAGAAATTAAAGATTTAATTAAAAAGATTATAGAATCCGCTATTATTTCTAAAAACAGAAAGGTTGCCAATACATTATTCCAAAATGGGTTTGAAGAGTATTGTAATATGACACCAGAACTAATATCTTCTAGAAAAAAGGTTAATAATTACGAAAAGTATCTAAACAATATGGAAAGTGATGGCAAATTTGGAAAAGGAACTCCTAATCATGTCAAGTCTGCTATTAACTATAATAAATTAATTGATATATTAAAAATAACAGATAGATATCAACATATTTCTAGTGGGGAAAAGATTAAAACCATATATTGTTTGAAAAACAGTTTGGGATTTGACACATTAGCATTTCCTAATGATTTTCCTAAAGACTTTTATCAATATATAAAGCCAGATTATAGAAAGATGTTTGAAAAAAATGTAATACCTCCTATTAGCAGAGTATTTCAAATTATTGGGTGGCCTTTACCCGCTATAGGATGCGAACATGTTACCGATTTAAACGATCTTTTTTCATAAAAAAAGATTTGAACGATTCCATAGATAATTGTCTTCTCAATTCTGCAAAATGTGATGCTAATTCTTCATCGGTCAAAGGTTTTTCTTCTCTTTTAACAGATGGTATAGTATTAATTTCAGAATTAATTTCATTTAAACGACTATCAATATATGATTCTAATTCAGAATCTGTCATTTCATTAAATAAATCATTATCAATAGATATTGGTAATGATTTATGTACCCATTCGTTTTTGGTTCTATCGTATCTAAAATCTTTTTTCATTTTTTATATTTATCATAGTTGACATTTTAATATATCATATTAATATATTAATATATGAGTAACACAACAGAAACAAACAACAACACAACACCAATCATCTTCCTAGATGCAGTAGGAAGAACTATCATGGGAACTCCTGCATCATCTACTGATGATAACATTTTAAATGTTAATAATCCGGTAGTAATCATGGTGGGTGGAGACAACTCTGGAAAAATGTCGGTTCAACTCTTTCCGTTGTTCTTTAGAGAATTTCTAGGAGATAAAAATTCCGATGTATGCTTTTCATATAAGAAGAACACGATTACCTTGAGTAATATCGAAGCAATTGACTTTAGATTGCAAGCCCAATACCTACAAATGTTCTCTAAGGCAAATTCTTTTGTCTCGCCAGAACCACAACAAGAACAAAAATCTGAACAAAAAGTGGTTAACTTATTCGATGAATGATGTTTAGTGTAAATATAGAAAATAAAAACCCGAAAAGTCTTTGACTTTTCGGGTTTTTTCTTTATACTAAAAACATATGGCTAAAACTAAAAAAGAAAACACAGAAGAACAAGAAGTAACCGGAACAATCGAAGAAGCATTTAAGATTTTAGATGATCTAAATCCAGAAGCTTCTTTTTTGGATGAAAATAGTTTATCAACAGTAAAAGATTGGATTGATACTGGATCAATGGCACTAAATGCAATTATTTCTGGTTCTTTGTATGGTGGAATTCCAATGGGTAGACTTTCTGGCTTTATCGGACCAGAATCGTGTGGAAAAACTCTAATCGCTAATAAAATAATGGCAAATGCTCAAAAGAAAGGTATGCACGTTGCATATTTTGATACGGAGGGAGCATTAGACGAAGATACTGCAAAAAGATTGGGTTGTGATCCTTCAAAAATTAAACATGCACCAACAGAATTGACCGAACAATGTAGAAATCAAATTGTGAAGTTCTTGGATACTGTTATTGAGAAAAAATTACAAGGAAAAGTGTTGATTGTTATCGATTCACTCGGAAATCTTATTACAACACAGGAAAAAAAGAAGATTGATGAAGGTAGCGATACACCAGATATGGGAAATAGAGCAAAAGCATTGAAGAGTATGATGAGAGCAATCACACATTCTGCTGCAAAGGCAAATTGTCCTATCGTTTTTACCAATCATATCTATGATGATCCATCACAGTTGCATCCAACAGCTATTAAAAAGCAAGCAGGAGGATCTGGTCCACTTTATATGGCATCTGTCATTGTTCAAATGGCAAAAAAGATAGAAAGAGCCAGTGATAGTAAGAATAAAGATTCTAACGAGACAACAACATCATTAGCAAAGGATATTAATGGATTGACATTGCGAGCATTTACAACAAAAAATCGTTTTGTTGTTCCATTTCTTGAGACTGAGATGTATTTGAACTTCAAAACAGGTTTAAACAAGTATTCTGGACTCCTTGAAATGGCAGAAGGATACGGTGTTCTCGAAAAACAAGGTCATCGTTATGCATTAAATGG